ACCAATTCTCTTAGAAATTTCTTTTTCATTTTTTTCTATAAGACTTTGTTTTTGTTGGATAATTTTTTCTTTATTATCTTTCATATCCGATATGTGATTTTCTTGAAAACTAATTTTCTCAGATGCTAGTTGATATTGATAATCATTTTCTCGAATATCATCTAGTATAATTTTTAACCTCTGTTTTAGAATTAAGTTCATAGTAGAGAATATTTGAATGTCTAAAATCTCTTCTACGACATCTCTACGATGTCTAGCTTTAAGTTGCATAAACGGTACAAATGTTGAACTACCAAGAATAACTACCTGCGTAAATGAACGATAGTTTAGTTTAAGAATTTGTTGTTCTAAAATCTTCTGATAATCACGAGCGTTTGCTTCTTGATTCATAAGAATACTATTCTGGTATATTTCAAATTTATTTGGTTTTATAGAACGTACAATTTTGTATTCTACAGTACCAATCTGAAACTCAACTTCAACAACTGTAGAAGAGTTGTTTATTGAATTTACCATTTGCATCTTACTGATATTTCGAAATGGTTTCCCAAATAGGCTGAAGCATAAAGCATCAAGTATAGTTGACTTACCTGCTCCATTTTCACCTATGATCAGTGTAGTTGGTTCTTTGTCTAGTTGTATTTCGGTAAACTGATTACCTGTGGAAAGAAAGTTTTTCCACCTCACACATTTAAAATTAATCATATTTCTAAGTCTTGTGCCTCTGTATAAAGTTGTCTCTGTAGACTAGTTAATCTACCCTTATCTAAAGAGGTATCAAGTTCCTCAATATATTTACTAAGAAGTGTCATTGTGTCTTCTGTATTTTCAACAATATCATCTGATACAGTGTTTGCATCTAAGTCAGAAAAATCTTCTATAATTTTTACCTCATGGCAATCTGTTTTTAAAACTCTATCAATAAATTGATCGAATTGATATAAATCTTTTTTATTTACCACAATAACTTTCACATAGTGATTTGCTAATTTATTTACATCAAACTTGGTATAATCATTTTGTGTATCATCGTAATATACTTTCTTATGAATAGTATAAGGATTCTCTATTCTTTCCAATTCTCTGGTTTCTGTGTCGAATACATGAAATCCTTTTCTATCTTCGCAGTCATTCCAATAAAGTTCATATGGAGCTCCCAAATAAAATATTTGACCGTCATCAGATTTAGTGTGGAAATGGCCAGAGAAAACACTATCAAACTTTCGAAATATGCTTTTATTAATTCCATGCTCATTTTTTATTCCTCTCATCATTTGAAATCCAGCAATCTCTAAATGCCCCATGCAAATATCTGCTGTTGTTTGATCAATCATACCCTCAGAGTAAATTGTGTTTTGACTATTAATCCACGGTAAGAATAAAATCTTAGTACTATCAAATTCTACTTCTGCAGCTTCTGGATATATTTTGATATTATTGTGGCGTTCCCCTAACAGCTCTTCTACACAATTTACATCATTAGTGTTCTTATAGAAAGTATCATGGTTACCAATCATAATATGTAAATCTACTTCCAAAGTTTTAAATGGTAAAATAAATCTTTCACGAAAGTCTTTGGCAGTTTTGTAGGAAACAAACTTACGTCTGTCCATCAAGTCTCCTAGATGGATACAAGTTTTTATATTGTGTTTCTGAAGATAAGGAAAGAATACTCCCTCATAAAATTTGTAAAAGTATTCATTAAAATTTGAGTTGTCATTTCTTGCACCAAAATGAGTATCATTAATTATAGCAATCTTCAATCATCTAGCTCCATAAAATTCTCTAGTCCACCAATCTTATTTTTATTTTCTTTTTTCTTAGGTTTATATACTGCTTCATCTGGAACCATTATGTTAATATCAAATCATGTAACTGAATATTGTGTAGTATCATGTGGATTTGTTACAAAAGGAATATATTCTTGTTTTGAAATTAACTGATGTTTTACATGAGCTTGTTTTTTCTCTTTTTGAATCCTACGAAGAAACGCATAGTAAATTATTTGAGTAAAATATGCAAAGGGATTATTTGATTTTTCTGGATCAAAGTTATGAAGATATTGTAAACAATTTTCTATACCATCAGAAATCATTTCTTGTTTGTATGTATAGTTGATAAAGTTTGGTCTGTAGGATAAACCGTTTGCAATCTTTAAAAAACACTCGCCAATGTAGTTAGTAATTCTAGGACGCTCTTCGTCTGCTTCTTCAGCTTCGACACATTCCTCTTTCCAATCTTTCATTGCCTGAAGAAACTTTTTGTTATCCACATAATGGATACTTACCTTCTTAACTTTAGCCATAACAATTCCTTTACTTATTTCTATCATACTACACTAATATGATAAGAATGTCAAGGGGCATTCTATGCAAATTAAATTTATTTTGCCCTTGACAACACTATACAGTTTGTGTATAATAGCTCTTATAAGCTCTTTTAATTAATGATAAACTTTATTATCTACATTCCAATGGGCTAGATAATCTTCGTCATCAAATTCATCTAGATACTCTTCTTCTTCTATACGATCCAACTCTTCATCTGTTGCATCCATTGGAACTTTTAATTCTGCAGCATGCATACTTTTTAATACATGCTCGTAATATCTACCCAATCCTTCAGATGCAGGAGTCATTATAACTACAGAGTTTTTTTCTATGTTATAAAATGGTTGATCAGAATACACTTGAACCCATCTAGATAATCCTAAAGATTCAATTACACCTCTCTCAGTAAGCTTACTCTGAGTACACATCTTTAGTGGTGAAGTTACTTTAAATTTACCAGACTCAACAGCCTCAACGGTACATATAATGTCCTCGCCATTTGATAACTTTATAACTTGATAATTCATTTTTGAGTTCTCTTTAAAAGTTTCATTTAGTACCATTCACAAATTTACCTTATCAATTTTATAATCAAACTGCTCTTCTTTATATATATTTATTCGTTCAAAAAAGTGTCTTAATGTAAAGTTTCTTTTAGTTTTATATGTAAGATCATCAGCTATATCAAATAGTTTTACTGAGTCTTTATCTTTACTTTGACGTAATCCTCGACCTATACTTTGCAATACTCTTATTCTACTTTTAGATGGACTTGCAAAAACAATATTGTGTATATTACGAATATTTATTCCTGTAGAGAATGTACCATATGAAGCGATGATTATAGCATCCTTTTCATTTTCAGTTATTGCTCGAATGTCTTCTCTAGTTTGAGTATCAGTTCCACCATACACAAAGAATACTTTTCTGTCAAACTTCTTAATTTCATTATACAGTAAAACACCATGCTTGTCAACTAGTTGAAATAAACATAAGGTGTTTCCATTTAAATTTTTACATAGATTTTTAATAAAGATATTTCTCTTAGGGTGTGATACTATGTAATTAATTTCTTCAGCGTATGCATAATTCTTAACTCTTTTAGATTCTTCTTCTGTATGTTTTAATACTACACAATTAATATCAAGTTTAGCTAAAGTGTTATTATCCATCAATTCCTTACTTGTGATAATTTTCCTTACTTTTCCAAATAATCCTTCCAAAACTAATCGGTGGGTCTGAGTGCCATCAAGTGTGCCTGTTAAACCAAATCTATACTTTACATCTCTGGACTTTACCATTATGTCTGTCAAAGATTTTGCTTTAAACAAATGAGCTTCATCACCTATTATGCAACCATATTGTGCAAAGTATGGAGAGTGAAGTTTATATATTGATTGCCATGTTGATATTACAACTGGTTTCTTAGAACCCTTGTCCATACCAGCATATACTTTGTGAATGTATTCGTCTTTCCAGCCATAATCAATAAAGTCAGAACACATCTGTTCAACTAGTGATGTTGTAGGAACAAGGATTAAAGTTTTTAATCCCATCATGTGATAATAACGAACTAGTGTGTATATTATAAGTGACTTACCAGAAGCGGTAGGAGATAATAGAAGTGAACGGTTTGTGGATATTGCATGGTGTATTGCATCCAACTGATAATCACGGATTTCAATAGATTTTCCTCTTGATTTGGGCTGTAATGATAATGCGAAATCTCTAACGCTCGAACGTGCAATATTCCTATCATTTTCTACTCCCTCTTCCATTATATATTCAATAGAGTTTTTTGAACAAAACTCTTTAATGTATGGAAGAAGTCCTACATATATTCTACCATTTTGTGGTGAAAACAAACGTATTTTACCATCCCATATCCTATTACGAAATTGCGGCATAAATTTTGCGCCAGGCACTTCAAAGGTAAAATAATCAGACAATTCTCTTTCTAAACTGTCATCTACTTCTACTGTCAAATATACTTCATTGACTTTTGATATTTTCATCTAAACTTGGGCCCAAGTACCCAACCAACTAAAGACCTTCTTACACCTTTTGTTACTGGTCTTACTTGATGCCAAAAATCAGATTGAAAGAAAAGCAGCTCATTCACATTAAGTTTTTCGAATGTTTTAATTCTACCCTGATCTGTTAATTGATCTTTGGGAGAACCAACTTCTAAATCAAATTCTCCACCATCAAAATCATCATTAAGAAAAACAGAAAAACTACATTTACGAATCCTATCATCTGCATATGGTTCTTTGTGTTGATCTATATGCCAACCATAATACTGATCCTCATTATATTCACCATATTGTATATGTTCTATCGCATCTAGATCAAAATCCCAACCTAAATCTCTATTAATTATTTGAGCAGTAGCTAACCATCTTTCAAGAATACCTTTATCAGTAATAAACTGCACATTAGCATTCCTAGCTTTTTTTGATCTTACAGGGTCTTTCGCATGACCTACTGTTTCGGCAGCTGTCATCTTTTCTGGATTAATAAATTTCAAAGTTTCTTCGACTAGTAAACTATTAGGGGTTGCCCGTGTCCATAAATGTCCATATCTCATTAGTATGTTACTCCTGCTTCAAATTTCTTCCACTCTATTGCGTTCTTAATGTCCCAACCACGATTATCCACTGACTTAATAACCCCCTTAACATAATCAACAACAGTTTCTAGATATCCAATTTTATTTTCTGCATCTATCACATCTTGATCAGATGTAATGTATACACTCAGGTCTGTCTTTAAAACTTTAATGTCAAAGGGTTTACTAATGTAAATCTTAGCATCAGCCTTACCACCATAGTATTCCCATTTGTCACGGTATATACGTTTGTAGTCACCTTTTGCTTTAAACAAAAGAAGTTCGTACTTAGACTTAACATCTAAATATTTTGCTTTAATTTCTTGGTTTTTTAAGGATTCGGTATCTAAGTGTTCATTATCTATTTTTAGATCAGCATAAACTCCATGCTTCAATTCATCAAGATTCATAATTACTCCATTATGTTATAGGTATTATCTCATATAGTTTGTAACGAAAGTCTATTGTAGCAGTAAGATACTCAACATCAGTTACATTTTGTGTATAGTCTAGTCCACTTAATGCAACAGGAAATAAGTCTGCAAAACGAACTTCTACAATAGGATTATTTTTATTTGAAAGTATAGTAAGAGTTGCATCAGAATAAAAAGCTTTATCTGCTGTGGTATTACCTACTCTACCAATATCAGTATTACCACCATCCCCAGCTGCTGGGGTATTTGAACCACTACGTCTAAAATCAATAAACTGTTGTTTACTTTTAGGGAAACCAATACCAATCAACCAATCGTGGATTGTTCTATAATTCTGTAACTCTTCATCTACTATAAATGAGATTGATAAGTTATCAAAAGTAAGATTGTCACCTAAAATTGGAATAGCTTTATATGGTGTAGGTATAACTAATTCACCCAAAGATATTGCTGGAATATTTGCAGCAGTAGTAAAAAACTCAACTTTTGGAAGTTGGTGTATCATAAACCTAAACTGAGTTGGACTTGAATAATCCAAAACTGTTGGTTGTCTATTAAGGGGTGAAGTTCCTGTTGTCATACTACTATTTATAACAAAAAAAAAGAGGGGAATAAATCCCCTCTTTAAGTTTGTTGTAGTTAGTTGGTTAACCCAACTATTATTATTACATAAGGTTCTTAACTTGAACGCGTCTGTAATATTTGTTGGTAGCAGCACTAATGGAGATTGCTCCATCATTTGCAGCTGCAACTGTTCCTGTGTGGAATGGGTTAGCAGCGATACCGTAACGAGTTTTAAACCCGATTTTTGGTTGGAAAGTATTTTCACCGACCGCACGAACCATTTGTAGAGGAACGTATGGGCAATAGAACATACCAGCATCGTAAGGTGAAGTACCTTTGTATCCAACAACGTAGTACTGAGAAGCAGATACGTTGGCTGAATATGGGTCAACATACACTTTGTAACGACCATTCATAACACCAGCGAATGTAGTTGAAGTATCATCAACATTCAAGTTGTTATTAAGGGCTGGAGTGTAATCAAGAACACCTGCCATCTGAAGTGCAGAAGCAACATCAGCTGAACAAAGGATCATGTTACCTTTACCGCGACGGGTCTGTTGACCAATAGCATTGGCATCACGCTCGATTGCGAACATTAGACCTTTGAATTTCTCAACTGACCAACGACCATTTGAGTCTGTGTCAAGGTCAAAGATACCAGCAGTTGTAGTATTTGACTGAGCACCCTTAACAGCTGAAACGTAAATGTTACGAACAACTTCACGGTTAATTTCTGCAAGAATTTCAGTTGACAAGATGTTTGCCAATTCTGTTTCTGCGTCCAAACCATGAATAGCTTTAAGGTCTTGAGCAAGTTCCATTGTGTACTCAGCTTTAAGGGCACGAGTAACAGCAGTAACTGTATGCTTTTCGATTGAGAAAGCCATTTCAGCGAATGCATTATTAGTAGTATCTCCTAATGCTTCACCTTCAAGTGCAGTCATACCAGTTGCAGTTGTATATGTACCAGCTGATGCGTCGTTAAGTACAGCTGGGTTAGTACCTGCGATAGCGTTACCACTAGAAACCATTGTTGGTTCATCAGCAAGAGCTTCTGCACCGTCTTGTGATAGTCCACGTGCTCTCATCGCGAAGATAAGACCAGTTGGGCCTGTCATTGGCTGCACACCACAAATGTCATATGCAATTAGGTTTGGCATAGAACGTCTTACCAATGAGATAAGAATTGGGTCCCAGCTATCTAGAGAGGCATTACCACCAAATGATGAACTGGTAGGTGCTGCTTCGCCCATAAATTGTCTATCTTCTTTGATAGCTTTTTCTTGATTTTCAAGAATGATTGTTGTAACGGCCCTCTTGTACGGGTCTTTAATCTCTGCGAGATCAGGATGCGCAAGGACTGGCTGCCACTTTTCTTGTAGATGTTCTGTCTGATACATTTGGTATCTCCTTTTAATTTCTACTATTTATAAAATTTAGTTATTTTGCACTATTGACGGTTCGCCCGATTGCAGTCATATAGGCTGCCATTGAACCAGAGGTGTCAACGTCCTGTGCGATGCCAGAGTCTTCATAATCCATAGTTTCATTCACTACTGGTGCATTCTTAGGAAAATAGCTTTCCTTCAAAGTTCCCAACTTCTCACGATAAGACTCTTCATTAGAATAATCTACATCTTCGACAAGTGACTTAAACTTTTCAATTTCTGTATCGGCTAAATCTGAAGTTACTTCAGAAACAACCTGTTCCTTCACTAGACCTGCATTGCTTTTCTTCATTTGAACACTCTGTTCAATTGCTTCATTCAATTTAGCTTCTAGCTCTGAAATCTTGTCTGATTGTGCTTCTAGCACATCATATTTTTCATCTGGAACATCAACGTAATGATCTTCAAAGAGCTGTTTTAGACCAGAAATGAAATCTTCTGCAATTTCACCTTTTAGGCCTCGCTCAATAGCAAGTTCATTTTCCTTCATCCATTCTTCAACAACGTAGTTTAGATATGTGTCAACCTTTTCAGTCAACTCACCCTTAGTTGTGTTTATATTTTCTTCCAGTTCTGTTTTGTAGTCCTCTTCCATACGTTCTACTTCTGAACGTACTTTAGATTTTACGGCAGCTTCAAATACAGTTGCTGCTTTACGCTTAAACTCTTCAGAAAGGTCGCCCTCTCCTGTCATTAATGCTTCAACATGCTCGGAAACATCAATAGTTTTTAGACGAGTTTCAACAGCTTCTGATTTAGCCTTAGACTCTTCAGACTCATCAGGATGCATTTCTGTTGCACTCTTCATGCCACTGTACATTGCTTGAAGGTCAGTCTTCTTCTTACCCTTCATCATTTCGTACATTGCATTGACCATCATTTCTTTCGTCATTTTGGCCATTTCCATTTTCTCCATTTCAGTCAGATCATCACCTTCGTGATCAACTTGATCGCCAGCTGCGAGAGATTTTGCAACTTTCTTCATGCCGTCATTAGGTGTGTCCATCTTATCTGGAGCGCCTTCGCCTTTTTGTTGTGAATCGCCACTAACTTCTTTTGCTTTAGCAGCAAGTTTCTTTGCAGCCGCGGCTTTCTGATCTGGTGAAACTACAGGGGCACCCGTATCTTCATAATCAGCTTTTGAGGTATCAATCTTGTCTGGAGCTCCAGCAGATTTCATGGGAGCGTCTTGTCCATTGGCTTCTTCTAATTCACCAAGCACTTCAGCTTCCAATTCCTCAATGGTTTTATCTAGTTCATTCGCCATGGGGATGTTCTCCTTGTTTGTTAACTATTATTTATAAAATTATAACTTTTGAAGAAACTTCGCGAGCTCTAGACTATTAGCTTTTGAATTATTTTTTCTACTGTTATTTTCTATATTCTCTTTTATCTCTGCAACATCAGCTTCTTGCATTAATCCGTTGTTCCAAATCCACTCCTTACCTTCCATAATACCTTCTACGAAAGCGTTTGGAGCAGATGGGTCGGCAACTATATCAGCTGCTGTCGCCAAATAAAAATCATTTCTCACATAGTTTGCACCATTCTTTTGGTCTAAACTTCCCATGCCTCTAGATGAAACCCCGAGCTTTGCTCCTTCGTCCATTAGATTCTTTACAATATTACCCATTGGTGTTCCAAGTATTTTAGCTTCACCAATGAAGTTCTTACCATCAGGATAAAGTGCAGTAATCATATGAGATGCTCTCTCAAGATTTACAGTAGGGCCATCAGGATGACCTAGTTCCCCAAATGCACGTTTCTCTCCAATGTATTCTTTATTATATCTTCGTACCTCTTTATTTAGTACTTCTGCGGGATAGATGCGACCATTACGATTTTTAATGTCCGCCTGCATAAAGATACCTTTTATCTTATAAGTTTTGCTACCATCGTCTTTGGCCTCAATTAGATATTCTGCATCTTGTTCGATATGCTCAGATATTAATTTTAATGTGTACATTATCTTATCCCTTACGCTGTATAGTTTACATCTTTTTTGAACTCAATCATTACAAAACCAGATGTACCAAGACAGGCCATTTCCATATCTCCAGAAGTAGCTCCAGTATTTGTTGCAGCAGATTCTATCAATCCAGCAGAACCATCATAGTAACCACTTCCAGCAAGATCAATTAATGTTATATCTGAATCGCCTTGTTCAATAATTTTAACATGGCCAGTATCATCATCAGCAGTACCTTGAACTAATCCCCACCAAATTCTTCTAATATGCAATTTTGCACCATTGGCGTGTCCGTCTAGTGCAGATGCATCCAAAATAGCATTGGTTGCAGTTGTGTCATTAGCAATATTTACTAATATAGTAACAGTACCACCATTACCAGTAGTTCCAACAATTGTGTCCCTCAATGTTCTTGTTGTAAAAGCCATAATTTAACTCCTTAAAATGCTAACATTTCTTTTTCAAAGTATCCCATAAGTTGCTTTTCTGGCACCTTATGTTTTTTAGATATCTCTTTTATTGTTTTTTCAAAAGTATTTAGGAAATCTGAAGGTTTAGCATCCATTCTAGCAAAGACATCATCTACTGCCTCCTTCATTTTTGGAGAAAGTTTTTTATATTCTTTTGAATTTTTATGCTCATCCTTTTCAGGAATGCTAATCTGATTAAACTTCTTCATTACCCTCTACTTCTGGTATGTGGTTTTTTACAAAAGTACCTGCCACTTCTTTTCTTTTTCCCTCTAAAGCATCAGCAACTCTACTAGTCATTACTTCCTTAAAGGCTGTTTCTGCACCTAAGTTATCGCCAGTGCTTAACGAGTCTACAAAATTTTCTGCACTCATTTCTTTTCTCCATTATTTTCTGGTGAAGTCTCACCATCATATTTTGATACGTCATCTGCAGGTATTGGTTCACCATCCATTGATGGGTAACGTGTAATACCGTCAGTGTTTTGTGGAATATCAACTCCACCATCTTCTGGATCAAGTCCAGCTTCTTTATTCATTTGATCCTGCATATTCTCGATTTCGTGATCAGTAAGATTTAGTACGTTTTTCTGTACCCACTCTTTACTGAAGAATGTACCAATATACGACTCAATACTTCCTAATGCGTTTATTCTATCCTCAAGTAATTCAGCTCTTTTCAGTTCAGCAAAGTGACCATCCTGTAGGAAGTTATACTGAATATGCTGATGTATTTTTTGCCAATCTTCTAAAGTAACCACACCTTTAAGAATAAGTTGTGATTTTAAAATATCAGTAAATAGAGGAGTAAACTTTTTACGAAGTCTCTGAACAAACTTTGTGAATTTTAATTCATCTCTTGTAATTTCTGTAGAACGACCAAGACTAAATCCTGCCTCAGCTTCCATACGAGACATAGGAACATTTAATGACCTAAACAATTTTTGTTTGAAATATGTAATGTCATCAATCTCACCAAGATTAGAGCCGCCTGGCAAAGTAGTAATTTCTGTTCCTCTACCACCTTCACGGCGAGGTAACCAAAAATCTTCTAACATAGACATATGATTTCTGTCATCTCTAATTTCACCAGTAGATGCATCATATACCAACTTGTTACGATAACGATTCATAACATCTTTTAGATATTGTTCTGCTTTAACTTTAGGTAAGTTACCAACATCAATATAGAA